AACAGTGAGACGTTGGCATGAAAAAGCTTTGTCACAAATATCTTTTTCAGAAAAAGACAAGGTTGAACATCTATGACAAATTGTGAAACTGTCAAGGGTGTGATAGGATTAAACTGAGAAAAGTTTATATCGATGTGGAATACTGGCTATAAGACCAGCCTAGAAGCAAAAAGAATTCATTTAAATATGAGTTCTTTTTTTGTTTTTGCAGAGATACTTGTAGTATTCCAACTGTGAATCGTATGTTTAATAATTAACAGTTGGAGTGATTTAATGAAAGGAAAAATGCTTGATACCTACGAGCGCTGGAAAGAGTCTGGACATTTAGAAACAAAACTAAAAGCAATATCTGAGATGATCTCGAAAAGAGCAACTCAAAAACAGATTGCTCAATATTTAGGTGTAACGGAAAAAACATTAATCAAATTAAGAAAGGTACATCCTAAACTAGATAAAGCTTTTCAATATGGTGATGAAGAATTAAAACAAACCTTACTTGATGCCATGTATCAAAGAGCCGTTGGTTTTGATTATGAAGAAACACAAACCATTATTGAAGAAACCAAAACAGGTACTAAAAAAAGAATTACCAAGTATAAAAAGAAATCCTTACCTGAGATAGCGGCCATTAAGTATTTGCTGATTATTAAGTTTGGACTCGAATATAACGATAAAAAAGAAGAAATAGAACTGATGAATAAACGCTTAGAAAAAGGTGAGGAGCTTTGGTCGAATGAATATTGTCATGAAGAAGGTAACCCAATTAAACGAGTACGAAAATAATCCACGCAATAATGATGCGGCTATTGAAGCAGTGGCCAACAGTATCAAATCATTTGGCTTTAAGGTGCCTATTGTGATTACATCCGATCATGTTATCATTGCTGGACATACAAGGCTTAAAGCGGCAATTTCGCTTGATTTAGAAGAGGTACCATGTATTATTGCTGATGATTTATCAGATGATCAAATTAAGGCTTTTAGATTAGCCGACAATAAAACAGCAGAACTTGCGACATGGGATTTTAGTAAGCTGGAAGATGAGTTAGTTGATATTGATATGGATATGTTACAGTTTGGTTTTGAAGAACTAGAAGAAGGTTTACCTGATAATGCATCAGATGATGATTTTAATATCGATGAAGAAATACCCGAAACGCCCTTTTCACAAACTGGTGATATCTATGAACTCGGTGGACATCGAGTCATGTGTGGTGATTCAACAAGCGAAGTAGATGTTGCTAAACTAGTTGATGGAAAACAAGTGGATATGATTTTTACTGATCCACCTTATAATGTGGATTACGAAGGAACTGCAGGAAAAATCAAAAACGATAAGATGGAAGATAACAGCTTCTATCTTTTTTTATACGATGCTTTTAACAATATGTTTCAAAATATTAAACCAGGTGGTGCAATCTATGTTTGTCATGCAGATACTGAGGGACTTAACTTTAGAAATGCATTCAAGAATGCCGGCTTTAAACTTGCTGAGTGTTTAATCTGGGTTAAGAACGCTTTAGTCCTTGGTAGACAAGATTACCACTGGAGACATGAACCGATTCTTTATGGGTGGAAGGAAGGCGCAGCACATTACTTTGTTGATGACCGTTCACAAGATACTATCTGGGAATACAACAAACCTAGAAAGAATGAAGAACATCCAACAATGAAACCTTTAGAGTTAGTTGGAAAAGCTATCTCTAATTCATCTAGACGACATGAAACAATACTCGATTTATTCGGTGGTTCAGGTTCAACAATGATTGCATCTGATCAACTTGATCGTAAATCTTGCTTAATGGAACTTGATGAAAGATTTGTTGATGTAATTGTTAAAAGATATATTAAACATAAAGAAACAACAGATAATTGTTACTTAATAAGAAATGGTAAAAGGTCTAAACTAAGCTCTTTTGATGTATTTGAAATATAATCACTATAGTGAGAAAAATGACTTGCTATTTAGTCCCTTTAGAGTGATATATAGTGTAAGCAAAAAATACAAAGGAGACTAAAATTATGCAAAAAGAAATGAAACTCAAAGACTTCATTGAAAGATTTAAACAAGGTGATTTTGAATCTAAAGACATACATACTCAAATTGAAGCGGGTTGGTACGATTGGTTTTGTAACGATGAAAGTCTAGCGTACAAAACAAAACGTATGGGTAACATTGTCAAACAACTCAAAGACGGTGGAAAAGTTAATCTTGAAACCATGTATGTTTGGTTTAAAAACAACTGTCCACTGGCTGGTCCACTCTATGATGATTTCAGAATCGCAGATATTAAAACAGGCGACACCTTATTCACCATAACGATTAATTGCTTTAGAGAAGAAAAAAGATATACAGTCTATGGTAGAAAAAATGATTTTATAGATCCACTCTTTGAAACAGATAAATCAAGAGAACTAATTAACTGGCTGAATGAAGGGTGGGCTTAAGATGTATAAAGAATACAATGCTCATCCTAAAGGATTAAAAACATCCGATTGTGTCGTACGAGCAATAGCAACAGCTACCAATTCTGATTATATGGAAACAAGAAGAAAACTGAATAGAAGAAAGCGAGAACTTGGATATACCAGCTATAAAGACACAAAGTTCTTGTATGATTACTTTAAGGGTTATCCAAGACTTATTTTCAAACCAGTAAAAGGTGAACCTAGAATTAAAGGTAGTGACTTTACTGAACATCATCCAAAAGGAACCTACATTTTAAAAATGGCTGGACACATTACAGCTTGTGTAGATGGAGTGATACTTGATACATGGGATTGTAGTTACCGTTCAGTATATACAGCGTGGGAGGTAAAATAATGAAAGTAAACTTTATTAGAAAAGCAGAACATGAAGCGCTCATTCCACAAGATGAGTTTGTCATTGAAAAAGAAATAGTTTTAGATGCATCAGCCTTTGAAGAGTTCATTAATAATCCTCTTGGATATTATGACTTTATAAAAGAAAATACTAACATAATGTACTGTGACAATGATGGAGTATTCCACTGTATTTATGTAACGTCAAATGAACATGACTTTGGGATACTCGTAGAAAGTGAAGGTTATCATTACGCGAGGTATACAGCCTATTTACCAAAAACAAACCTAGGGAGCTAAAAGCTCCTTTTTTTCTACTTAAAAACGAAGGAGATTATATTATGCAAAGAGTAACAAGTGAATCAGTATTTCAAGGACATCCTGATAAGGTATGTGACCAAATTAGTGATGCAATACTAGATGCATTATTAGAACAAGATAAAGAATCAAGAGTAGCAGTAGAAACAGCAATTAAAGATAATTTAGTATTTATCTTTGGTGAAGTTACAACAACTGCATCGTTAAACTATAAAGCTATAGCGAAAACAGTATTAAAAGATATTGGCTATGATGAAGACTTTGTAGTCATAGAACAAATCAGTAAACAATCACCTGATATTGCATTAGGTGTTAACAAAACAGAAAACAAAGAACAAGGTGCAGGAGACCAAGGGATTATGTTTGGTTATGCATGTAATGAAACACAAGAGTTTATGCCATTACCAATTATGCTCGCTCATGAAATATCTAAAGAAGTTGATAAAATAAGAAAAGAGCAATACAGTCATATCTTTGGTCCTGATGGCAAATGCCAAGTAAGTGTTGATTACAAAGATGGAAAACCAGTAAACATTCCAATCATTGTTGTTTCTGCTCAAACCAAACCAGGTGTTTATAGAGATGTCTATGAAGAAATTATAAGACAAGCAATTCTTAGAGCAGTTGGTAGACATGATTTGTTAAATGGGACGCAAATACTTATTAATCCTACAGGTGAGTTTATCCTTGGTGGACCTAAAGCAGATTCAGGATTAACTGGTAGAAAAATCATTGTGGATACTTATGGTGGTTACTCTAGACATGGTGGCGGTGCCTTCTCAGGAAAGGACGTAAGCAAAGTTGATCGCTCTGCGGCTTATTATGCCAGATACGTAGCAAAAGCCGTTGTAGGGGCAGGCTTGGCGACACACTGCGAAGTCTGTTTAAGCTATGCAATTGGTATTGCAGAACCGACAAGTATACTAATTAATACCTTTGATACTGGAGTAACATCAGATCAAGAAATCACACAGTTAATAAATGAAGTATTTGATTTTAGACCAGGTGAAATGAAAAAAGAACTTAAACTAGATAATGTTAAGTTCAAACAAGTAGCGACTTACGGTCATTTTGGTAGAGAAGATTTAGATGTTCCTTGGGAAGATGTAGATCACAAGATTGAAGAACTACTAGAATTATATGAAGAAGCCTAAGATATTACATAACTTCTATAAATCCACAGTGTGGCAAGTAGCAAGACAAATTAAGTATCAAGAACAAAATGGTAAGTGTGAACGATGTGGTCGTGTCGGTGAAGAAGTTCATCATAAGATTAGATTAACAATTGATAATGTAAAGGATCCAACGATTAGTATTAATCAAGAAAACCTAGAACTTCTTTGTAAAGACTGTCATAATAAGGAACACAAAAGATTTACAAAAGAAAAAGAATTCGATAGTGATGGCAACTTAATTCCAAGATAGCCTCGTATTTGTATTATAACTTTGGTATAATTATTTAAAATGGGGTGTATTAAATGGAAGAATGTCATGAAATATTAAAATTCTTGAAGTCTAAAATACCAATCGAAAAAATAGGAGTCACTGAGATAACAAGAACATATCAAGCAGGAGAAGAATTCACTAATCATTTAGATTATGGAGCATTATATTGCTATGCTATTAATTTATCTGATGAAAACAAAAACTTGGTTTTCGAATCAATGAAGGATATGCCTGGGAAAAATAAAAGCTTGACTTTAGTAGATCAATGGAATCCAATAGCAAAGACAGATGACGAAAAACTTTACCCATTATACATAGGCGAATCAGAGAGTTTGGGATCAAGAATAAAATCGCATATTTCTTATTACAAAGGAAACTGGTCTATTCATCTTACCGAAACAAGTGACGAGATAAAAAAACATAATATATATTTTGCTACAGTATCAACTAGTCAAAGCAATGAAGAAAGACTTAAAACTGAAAATGAGATTAATAAAGAATTTCCAAGCTTGCTGCAAACTTATGCTCCCCCCGAAAGTAAAGAATAATTTTTGGTAGGGTACCGCGTAGGGGGACGCTTAAAAAACACAAGGCAGATTTTTTGAAAATCAGAAAAGAGGTTTTCAATTTATGATTAATATTGAATATAAGCGGCTAAAGTCGCTTTTTTCTTTGGTTGATGAAACCAAGAAAGAACTAGTAGACAATTTAATATATCAAGCTGCATTTATGAAAGTTGAACTTACTAAACTTCAAGAACAAATGATTAAGTATGGAGCAATCCAAATTTCAAGTAAAGGTGCTCAAAGACAAACTGAAGCAGCTAAATACTACACTAAACTTGTTAATTCATATGGCACCGTCATAAAGACTTTGAACTCAATTCTAGGAACACAAGTGAATGATGGAGATGATGCCTTTGATGAATTTCTCAAGAGAGCCAGTGAATGAACTATCTAGTTGAATATTATAATCAAATACAGAATGGTAAAATTCTAGTTGGTGAAGAACTTAAAAAGCAAATAGATAAGTTAATTACTGATTTAGATAATCCTAGATATAAATTTGACGAGAAACCAGGAAACTTAAGAATTGATTTCATTCAAACCTTTTGTAAACATACTAAATCACCTTTTAATGGTCAACCATTTATTTTGGAGTTGTGGGAAAAAGCAATTATTCAAACTGCCTATGGATTTAAAATTGCTGATACAGGATTAAGACGATTTAATGAAGTCATATTATTGATTGCACGTAAAAATGGCAAGACAACATTTATCGCTGGATTAGATCTAGCTGAATTTTTTTTATCTAGAGGTGGTGTTGATATTGTCTGTGCTTCAAATACAACTGAGCAGGCTAATATTCTCTTTGAAGAGATAAATAATATGAGGGAACAATCGCCTTCTTTATCTAAAGATACTAGAAGTAAGAAGAATATATTCTTTATCTACTCACCTAAAACTAAAAACAAGATAAAGAAGCTGTCTGCTCAATCAAGAAACAAAGATGGTTACAATATCGAAGTTGGCTGTATTGATGAAGTTCATGAAATGACTGATTCTAAAGTCTATGATGCGATTAAGCAATCGCAATCTACAAAAAAAGAACCACTTATATTTATCATAACCACCGAAGGAACAACCGTTGGTGGTTTTTTAGATAGCAAACTAGATTATGCTAGAAAGATGATTAAAGGTGAAATTGAAGATGAAAGAGTTTTACCGTGGTTATATACCCAAGACTCAGCAAAAGAGATCTATGATGATCCAAAAACATGGCAAAAGTCTAACCCTAGTTTAGGTGTCGTGAAAACTTCATCATACCTTGAAGATGTTATGAATAAAGCAAAGCATGATTTATCAACAAGGGTTACCATGCTTTGTAAGGACTTTAACATCAAACAAGCAGATTCAGGCTCATGGTTATCTTATGATGATCTAAACAATGAAGAAAGATATAATCTAGATGATTTAAGAGATAGTTATGCTATTGGTGGTGTAGACTTATCATCAACAACCGATCTAACAGCAGCAGTCTTGATTATCCAGAAGAAAGATAACAACAAGAAATTTGTGATTCCTCATTTCTTTATGCCTAGTGAAGTTTTAGATAAAAGAATAACTGAAGATAATGTTCCCTATGATATTTGGATTAAAAAAGGCTTTGTCACATTAACAGAAGGCAATCAAAATGATTTCAGTCTTGTGACTAAGTGGTTCATGAAGATGATTCAAACTTATGGTATAAGACCTCTATGGGTAGGGTATGATCCATGGAACTCACAATATTGGATTAAAGAGATGGAAGACTTAGGCTTTAATATGGAAAAAGTTAGACAAGGTATCTACTCACTATCAGAACCAATGAAGCAAATGGAAGCAGACCTTAAAAACAATCTATTAGTTTATGATAATAATCCTATTCTTAAATGGTGTTTATCTAATACACAAGCTAAAGTAGATTTAAATGGAAACATTCAA